GCGGCGCGATGCAATGGCTGAAGTGGTCGCAGCTCAAGTGGGAGAAGGATGATCCGAGCAGCGCGGCGTACGAATGCGAGGCGTGCAAAGAGCGATTCGGGGAACTGCACAAGCCTGCCCTACTGCGTGGCGGTGAATGGCGCGCCACTGCACCTGGCGATGGCGGTAAGACTGCTGGGTTTCAGCTGAGTGGACTCTATTCACCGCTCGGCTGGCTGAGCTGGGGCGACATGGTTGACGAGTTCATGCGCAGCAAGGCGGATGCGCCGATGCTCAAGAGCTTCGTCAATACGCGACTGGCTGAGACGTTTGCAGAGGACTACGCCAGCAAGGTGAGCGCCACTGGATTGATGGAACGCTGCGAGCATTACAAGCCCGGCACTGTGCCAGATGGCGCGTCGGCTATCACGGTTGGCGTTGACGTGCAGGACAACCGACTGGCGATCAGCGTCTGGGCGTGGGGCCGCGATGAGGAAGGATGGCTGTTGGACCATCAGGAGATCCACGGCGACCCGAGCCGCGCAGACCTCTGGAAGCAGCTGGATCAGATGGTGCTGCGCGAATGGCCGCACGCGCAGGGGCATGGCATCCGGCCGCATGTGGTAGCGATCGACAGCGGCGGCCATTTCACGGCTGAGGTTTATCAGTACGCACGCGAGCGCGGCCGGCAGGGCGTGATTGCGATCAAAGGCGCCAGCCAACGCGGCAAGCCACCGATCGGCAAGGGCAGCCGGGTGGACCTCAACGCCAAGGGCCAGACCATGAAGCGCGGCGCGGTGGTGCATCCGGTCGGCAGCGACACGATCAAGACCACACTGTTTGGCCGGATCAGGCATAGCGAGCCCGGGCCTGGCTACCTGCACTTCCACATGGATGCAACGGTTGATTACTTCGAGCAGCTGACCGCTGAGAAGCAGGTGCTGCGATACAACCGCTCAGGGTTCCCGGTGCGCGAATGGGTCAAGAAGCCATCAGCGCGAAACGAGGCGCTGGATTGCTTGGTGTATGCCTATGCCGCGCTGTGCCATCTCTACACGAAGTACGACCGGCGGACTATATGGGATCAACTCGACAGGCCAGCAGAAGCACGCGTGAAGCCGTCGCTAAGATCAGCTAAGGCTGGTTCAGCCTTCCTTAGCAACTGGTAGCAGTGAACATCCCTGCGACAATTCGAGCCGGTGACACGGTGAAATGGCGGGATGATGCCAGCGTGGATGCGTTTGGCGCGGCCGTTACCAGCAGCACTTGGACGCTGACGTATTACCTGCGCACCAATACTGCAAGCGAAGGCGCGACGATCACCGGCACTGCATACGGCCAAGGGTGGGAGCTGACCATTGCCGCGGCCACGAGTGCTGGCTTCGACGCGGGGCAGTGGTACTGGCAGGCGATTGCAACTGCCGGCAGCGAGAAGCTGACGCTTGGCGCTGGCCAGCTTGAGGTGCTCGCGGCCTTGAACTATGCCGGCACGCCTGGTGCATTTGATGGCCGCAGCCAGGCACAGCAGGATCTTGATGCGGTGCAGGCTGCGATCCGCGCGATGGTATCGGGCGGCGCGGTTGCTGAGTACACCATCGGCAGCAGGCGGCTCAAGAAGCTGCCGCTCACGGAGCTGCTGCAGCTGGAGGCCAAGCTGAAATCTGATGTGAAGCGTGAGCAGGCTGCCGATCTGGCGGCCAATGGCCTGGGCAATCCCCACAACCTATTCGTGAGGTTCAGCTGATGGCCAAGAAGCGCAGGCAACAGGCGACACCATCGGCACCGCGGCGGCGGATGTACCAAGGCGCGCAGTTCAGCAGGCTGACCGCCGATTGGGTAACAGCTAACACCAGCGCCGACAGTGAGATTTACGGCAGCGCGCAGAAGCTGCGCGATCGCGCGCGGCAGCTGTGCAGGGACAATGACTATGCGCGGCAGGCATTGCGCGCGATTGAAGGCAACGTGATCGGGCAGGGCATCCCGTTCCAGTCGCAGGTGCGGATGCAGCGCGGCGGCAGGCTTGACACTCAGGTGAACGATGCCATCGAGTCGGCATGGCGGCAGTGGACAACTGCGCGGCATTGCCACACCGGCGGCAAGTTGAGCTTTGCCGACATTGAAAGGCTAGTGATTCGCGCCTGCGCCGAGAGCGGCGAGGTGTTCGTCCGACTTGTGCGGCAGAGCTTTGGTGGCAGCACTGTGCCGCTGGCGATGGAGGTGATCGAGGCGGACCAGCTGGATGATGGTCTCAATGGCCGCAGCCAGCAGGGCAACGAGATCCGCATGGGCGTCGAGGTGGACGGCTGGGGCAGACCGATCGCGTATCACTTCCTGGCGTATCACCCGGGCGATTACCAGTTCAGCAACCAGCAGATCAGCACGCAGCGCCACAAGCGCATCCCGGCTGAGGAGATCATTCACCTCTACCGCGCCGAGCGCCCCGGCCAGACGAGAGGCGTCACATGGTTTGCCAGTGCAATCCAGCGACTGCATCACCTGGCGGGTTACGAGCAGGCCGAGGTGGTGCGAGCACGGGCCAGCAGCGCGCTGATGGGTTTCATCACCAGCCCTGAAGGCGAGCTGATCGGTGATGACGTGATGGACGGCGAGCGCGTCAGTAACTTTGAGCCTGGCGTCTTCAAGTACCTCAACCCCGGCGAGTCGGTCACAGTGCCGAGCCTGGACAGTCCCGATGGTCAGTTTGAGCCATTCCTGCGCGCGATGCTGCGGGCCATGGCTGCAGGCATCGGATGCAGCTACGAGACGATCTCGCGCGACTTCAGTCAGACCAACTACAGCAGCAGCCGGTTGAGCCTGATTGAAGATCGTGACCACTGGCGCATTCTGCAATCGTGGATGATCGAGAACTTCCACCGGCGCGTGTTCCACGAGTGGATTGAGCTGGCAGTGCTGAGCAATGCGCTATCGCTGCCCGGCTACGAGCTAGCACCCGATCGCTTCAAGGCAGCGCGCTGGATGCCACGCGGCTGGGCATGGGTTGATCCTGCCAAGGAAGTGGCCGCATACAAGGAAGCGGTGCGGTGCGGCTTCAAGACGCTGGGCGAGGTGGTCGCAGAACAGGGCGGGGATCTTGATGAGCTGCTGCTGGCGCGGCAGTCCGAGCTGGCGATGCTCGATCAAATGGGCATCGTGGTTGACAGCGATCCGACGCAGGTGACCGGCGCCGGCCAGCAGCAGATGCAGCCATACCCAGAGACGCAACCACCTACCGAGGAGCCCGCCTAATGGCCAACGTCAACGGCACCGAGATCAACCTGATGCCGACCAATGGAATGCGCGAGGAGGCTGAGCGCTACCGCGCGTGGAAAGCTGATGGTGAGCAGGGCGGCACTGATGTGGCAGCCACCAGGGCATCGCAGATCCTTAGCGGTGATGAGCTGTCACCCGACACCGTGATCACCATGGCTGCCTGGTTTGCGCGGCATGAAGTGGACAAGCAAGGACAGGGCTTCAGCCAAGGTGAAGATGGCTATCCGTCGCCCGGCCGTGTGGCATGGGCGGCATGGGGCGGCGATGCTGGCCAAAGCTGGGCTACATCCAAAGCCGATAGGATTAAGGCACTGCAAGATCGCACGATGGAACGACCGTATCCCAATGAGCACGCGGCGCGATTGACCGATCCTGATCAATACGATGAGATCCGTCGCGTGAATGATGAAGGCGGTCCCGGCGTGGACTTCATCTATGGGATCAAGGATGGCAACACTGAACTGCAGGCCATTCGCTTTGATGCGGCGCGATTCAGCGCTGACGAGGCCCGGCAATGGTTGAGCGACAATGACATGCAGGAGATCCTGTTCGAGGTAGCGACCGGCGAGCGGATGCAGCGCTCAGCGCCTGTGGCATTCACTCGATCAGCGCAGATCGCAGAAGATGACCGCACGCTTGAGTTCCCGTTTTCCAGTGAGTACCCAGTCGCACGCTACTTCGGCAATGAGATCCTGGCCCATACCCGTGAGGCTGTGGATCTTGCTCGGCTGAATGATGGCGCGCCGCTGCTGTTCAACCATGACCCGGACAAGCTGATCGGCGTGGTTGAGCGCGCATGGGTGGATGAAGACCAGAAGCGCGGCTACGCACGCGTGCGCATGAGCCGCAATCCATTTGCGCAGGAGGTGATGAATGACGTTCGTGATGGCGTGCTGCGCAATGTGAGCTTCGGCTATGCGATCAACGATATGGAGCAGCGCGGCGAAGACTTCATCGTGACGCGATGGAGCGCGCACGAGCTATCGCTAGTGTCAATTCCTGCCGACCCTACAATCGGAGTAGGGCGTTCAATGGATGCTCCGGTCGCGGCCACAGCCGCATCACTTGTCCCAACTTCTACCGACATGGAAGACACCACCACCGATCTGATGGCGGTGCGGGCTGAAGCGGCTTCAGAGGCTGCCAAGGCTGAGCGCACCCGCATCTCTGGCATCACTGCTATCACCGAAAAGCACGGCATGGCCGACCTTGGCCGCCAGCTGATCGAATCCGGCCGCAGCCTTGATGAGGCTCGTGCTGCTGTGCTCGATCAACTTGGCAGCAAGGCGCAGCCTGTTTCCGAGTCTGCTGGCGACATTGGCCTCAGCGCCAAGGAAACCCGTGAGTTCAGCTTCCAGCGCGCGATCAACGCACTGGCCAACCCTGGCGACCGCAAGCTGCAGGAGGCCGCGGCCTTTGAACGCGAGTGCTCCGAGGCTGCCGCTGCACGCGCCGGCAAGGTTGCTCAGGGCATCATGGTGCCGAGCGAGGTGCTGCGCCGTGATCTGACTGTTGGCACCGCATCCGGCGCTGGCGATCTGGTCGGTACTGACTTCCGCCCCGGCAGCTTCATTGAACTGCTGCGCAACCGCTCGGCACTGGCCGGCCTTGGCGTCACCAGCCTGACCGGACTGACCGGCAACGTGGCCATCCCGCGCCAGACCGCTGCGGCGACCGCCTACTGGGTGGCTGAATCGGGCTCGCCCACCGAGAGCCAGCAGACCGTCGATCAGGTGAACCTTTCGCCAAAAACCGTAGGCGCTTTCACCGACTACAGCCGCCGCCTGATGCTGCAGGCCAGCATCGACGTGGAGCAGATGATTCGCCAGGATCTCGCCACTGTGCTGGCACTTGAGATCGACCGCGTGGGCCTCTACGGCCTGGGCAACAGCAGCCAGCCGCTTGGCATCAAGCTGACCACCGGCATCAACACTGAGGACTTCGCTGCCAACACCCCGACCTATGCCGAGGTGGTGAGCATGGAATCCAAGATCGCCGCAGACAACGCCGACATCGGCGCCATGGCATATCTGATGAACGCCACCATGCGCGGCGCTCTGAAGACCAAGGACAAGGGCACCGACACCGGCGCCTATGTGTTCGAGCCTGGCGGCACTGTCAACGGCTACAACGCCGTCGTCAGCAATCAGGTTGAGACCAACGACATCTTCTTTGCGGTGTGGAGCCAGCTGATCATGGCGATGTGGAGCGGCCTGGATCTCACCGTGGATCCCTACACCCACAGCACCAGCGGCACCGTGCGCGTGGTGGCCCTGCAGGATGTGGACTTTGCGGTCCGTCATCCCGAGGGCTTCTGCCGCGGCAACAACACCCTCTGATGTTGATTCAAATCCTTAAGGACACGTCCATCAGGGGCGTGGCTGTCAAGGCAGGGCAGGTGGTTGATACCGAGCAATCGGACGCCACCGCTCTGATCAACATGGGCAAAGCGCAGCCGGCTCCGATCGTGGAGCCGGCCCCGGCAGTTTGCCCGCAGCCTTTCCGCAAACCACTCCGCAAGAGGACCAATGGCAATCTTCCAGCAGACACTTGAGAAGCTGCAGCATTTCACGCTGCTGGCTACTACCACCATCACCGCTACCGGCAACCAGACCGGCGTCGATCTCCTTGAGTACGACGGCGACATTCAGATCATCCTGGCCGGCACCGCTGCTGGCGCTGGCGCTGATCTGACGTTCCGCATTGAAGAGTCTTCTGACAACAGCACGTTCACTGCTGTGACTGGCGGCACCTTCACTGCGATCGGCAACGCTGCCTACAAGGAAGTGAAGACGCTCAACCACGACGACCTGAAGCGTTACATCCGCCTGAGCTGCACGGCTGAGACGGGCACCGCTTCCAGCGCTGTTACCTGCTTCGGCTTCGGCCTGAAGAAGTACGGCTGATGGCGATAACAGAGGACTTATCTCTGTTCCTGGCCGATTTCGGCGTCACTGTTACCAGTGGCGCCGTTACCGGCCTTGGCATCCTTGACATGCCTGGTCAAGTGGTTGCTGGTGAAATGATCATCACCACTGACTACAGGCTGACAGCAAAGACTTCTGAATTTGGCGGATTGATTTATGGCGCAGCCGTGACCGTAAATGGTATCAACTATCAGGTGCGTGATGCCATGAAGATTGACGATGGCGAATTCACCGAACTAATGTTGATGCGAGTTGCGCCGGAAAGCTCGGCAGCCGGCCAGGATCCACGACAGTTCGGGCTTGGCGACCTTGCCGATGTTGACGTGGCTGGCGCACAGGCTGGCGATGTGCTGGTGAATGATGGCGCAAACTGGGTGGATGGGCAGGACGATAATGGAACAGCGGTAGCGGTGGCACTGAGCTGATGGCCAAGACTCTCCTGTCCACTTACACCTTCACGCCCGGCGCCGCCAATGCCGGCACCGTGGTGGTGCCTGGCAGTTACACGCTGGAGCAGTTCCTGCTGATC